TCTCTACAGTCTCAGCAGCAGTTGGTACGGTGGCAACCTCAGTCACCACAGAGACTACTGCTAGGGTTCTGGCCGATGGAATACTCGAAGCCAAGTATGGCGTTTCTTTAGATGCCAACGGCTACATCACTGGCTTCTCGCAGAACAATAACGGTTCTAGCGGAACCTTTAAGATTACCGCAGATAAGTTCCTTATTGTCGAAGGGGCAGTTGCAGGAGAAACGGGCGCGACAGTGTTCGACATCACGAATGGCCTTGTGACAATGGAAGCGGCCCACATAAAGAATCTGACAACAGGTAATATAGTCGGCACTGTTAACCCCACCTCAGCCTTCTCAGGGAGTGCCAGCAAGAACTTTGGGCCTACGTCTGCTGGGTTTGTTGAGTTGATGACAGTTGATTGCCCAGGCAACGCTGCGAAAGCTCACGTACCTAGCATTAACATGGTATTCGACGCGGCATTTGCCACAGATACTGCCTATGTAAAACTCGAATCAGCCACTGTCACTGGTGGTAGCGCAGGCTCTTATACAGAGGTGCAAACTCTGCGGCACAAGACCGCAGCAGGTGGTAACTCATGGACGACGATTCCGGTAGTAGGCAGCCTAAGTTCATCCACAACCTCCACGACCAGGTTCCGTGTCAGTATCCAAATGTACAGCGACAACGGCACTGGTACCACTAATCAGTCTCGCAGTGGAACAGCGCACTGGTCAGGCACAACTACAGGTATCGTGTAATGTTTTATAGTCGAATAGAAAATGACTTACCCGACGGAAGTCCACAGTTCCTCACGGACGAGCAGCTTGGACAGATTGGAGGGACCTGGGTGGAATACGTGTTCTGCAGCGACCCCATCGATGAGCTTATACAAACCTACGCTAACGTCTACGACGCTGACCAGGAACGTGTGGTCCAAACAATTGTTTCCTTAGAAAACCCGCGTGACCTTATTGTTAACAATGTCAGGGTGACTCGTAATGAGCGCCTGGCAGCATGTGATTACACGCAGATGCCAGACGTAACTTTTAATGCAGGAGTCAAGGCTTCCTGGGCAACCTACCGCCAGGCACTGCGCGATTTACCAGGCGCTATCCCAAGCGATATAGCGTCTCTGGACAATGTTGTGTGGCCAAGTTCCCCATCGAGTTAGAGGTGCCTAATGAAAGTGCCTGTAATCGAGTCAGATAATTTTAACGTCTACTACGAGCACCATGACGGCTTAACCTGGATTCACTGTGACGTTTTCCGTTACAGCAAAAGTGTCAGAGAAGAGCTGTTAATGGGCATGCGTCTTTTAATGACGTTACGCGAAACACCTCTCATGGCACTACATGAGCACGGTGATTTTAAACATAAAAAATTCTTAAAGATGCTGGGCTTTAGTTACCAGCAAACAAATCTATGTGTCGACGGACAGGCCCGAGACATTTACCGGAAAGAGGTTATATAAAATGGGTGCAGCAGCAGCACAAGTTGTAGGTTCAGTAGCAGGCGGGCTTATGTCACGCCGAGCCGCCAAGGACGCGCAATCAGCGCAGGATGAAGCCAACGCCAACACAATGGCAGGCTACAATTTTTCGCAACCATACATTAAGGATTCTTACGACTCTGCAGGCAACTATCTACAGAACGTACAGGATGCTGGTGCCTACATGGGCGATACCCATGCAGGACCAAACCAGTACCAAATGATGGGCAACCAGTACATGGGTAACATGGGTGCCGCAGGTGGTCAGGGTGCATTTGATATTAGTCAGCAAGGCAAAAACTTTGCGGCAAACTACGGTGACCTTTATAAGCAGTCACAGCAGGACAACATTGGCGACAGCTACCAATATGCCCGTGACAACAGCGGTGGAATTGTTGACTCAGCCATGCGCGATGACTTTCGCAACCTCACTGAGAACCAGCTGACGGGTAACAACATGAATGCCTCAGCAAGTGGCAACATGAATAGCAGCCGTGCAGGTATTGCCGATGCCAACCTGATGCGTGGCTTTAATGACCGTAAGGCCGACATGACGGCCAACGTCGAAAATACCTTATCAGGCCAATACATGGGCCAAAAAAATCAGCAGTTCAACAATGCCATGAATGCCAATTCTGGACTCCAGCAATCCTATGGCCAAGGCATCAATGCCATGAACCAATTTGGCAACATGATGAATAGCGCGGGCAACAACTTGCAAGGCTACGACCAGGCGCGTATGAATGACGAGCGTAATCGATTTGAGCGCAATCGTGACTTCGGATTAGATAACCAAATAAAGTACCAGAGAGGAATCCTAAACAACGCGGTGTACAACTCATCGTCAACCACTCCGAACATGCATTCACCCGATGCAGCATTCATGGGTGGGGCAATGCAGGGCGCTGGTATCGGTGGCGACATGTTCGGGAAGTATCAGGCCAACAAAGCAGCAGCTGCGGCTAATAATACTAGCTCATCTGGCGGGGGGAAGCTCTAATGCCTATCCAACGCGGCTATAACCAGCAGAGTTACCTCCCTAACTATTTCCCACAAGACTACACCAGTCCCCAGGGCATGAGTCAGATGCAATCTAACATGGGCAACCTGCACATGTACGGACCTGATGGTAGTTTATTACCTGAGCACCAGCAAACAGTCGAAGACCACATAGCTGGCGTCACCATGGCACCTGACCCTAACGGACGCTATGCACAAACGCCTCCACCCGTGCTCGGTACACCAGCAACTGGAGCAGCTACGCCTCCAGTGCTAACACAACAAGGTCCAGCACCTATTGTTGAATCTGTCGGCCAGGCACCAATGAACCCACAGCAAGCCGCAGCATTTGAAGCCGCTAATCCGCAAATCTATGACGACGACACTGAGGTCACCTCAGGTCGCCGCGATGGTACTCAGATGGGGCGGGCCAACAAGGGTAGTGGCTATCAAAAGATTGGGCTCAACGAAAGACTGATACGCCTTGGGGGTGCCATGCAAGGCGCCAGCCACCTTGGCGGCAATGCCGCTATGGGCGCCTTCGGTAAAGAATACGCCAACATTCAAAATTCAGACCGCTCAGGTTTAGCAGCCTACGAGCAAAGCCAGATGGATTACCAGACTGCCCTGGCGAAAGCGCAGGGTGACGGTGGTGAAGCGCAAGAAACTCTTATGCAGTACGACACAGCTATTGCTGAGATGGACTCCCTGTATAGCGAAATTGCGGGCTACGGTGATGACTTGACGGGTGTCAAAGACGGCACTGTCGATGCGTGGCTTGAAAGTATGTCCGGCGACCCTAAGGCTTACACCAGGTTGCGTATGGAACAATTCCGCGTCGACCAGATGTTACTTTCTATCGCACAGACCAAGGGTGCAGTTTCCGATAGAGAGATGGCGATATTTGCTAAGCCAATGCCCACGATGGTGGCCGACGAAAAGGTTTGGTTAGACTGGATTAAAGCTAAAAGAGATGCAACGGCATCAGTTAGATATCGACTAGCGAATGGCGTCAGAGTTTCAAGTTCGCCCGCAGCGTCCAATCCACAAGCGACAACACAATATTCGCCAGAAGACCAAGCAATAATTGACCAATACAAGTAATAAAAGGAATGCCCGTATGTCTGGACAGTTAGAACAAGCAATTATCAATGCCCATAACGCAGGTGATTTTGCAGCTGCAAAGAGAATGGGTGAGCTGCTAAAGCAAGAAGCAGCAGCTGGTAATAATATGCAGGTCCAGCAAGGCGGTCAATATCAGTCACCTCTGCCTAGTCCACATGCCAACCAGGCACCGCCAAAAGACAATGCGTTTCAGTACGGTGTCGACCAGGCTCAGAACTTGTATGGTGGATTTGCAGAAGGCGTTGGTCAAAAAATTGGAAGCGAGACAATGGTCGCGCACGGTCAGAACGTGCAGGCGCAGCAAGAGAAAGACATCGCCAAAGGCGACTATCAGTTTAAGTATGATGGTTTCAAAGACGCTGTTGAAAAGGACGGAGTTTCCGGATTTGCATCTCACGCTGGCTCAGCGGTAGCAGCAGGCTTACCTACAACAGGCGCAACTTTAGTAGGCGGTGGTTTGACTGCCGCTGCAGCAGCATACAGTGCCCCTGCCTGGTTAGTTGCATCGCTGGGGGCGGCAACTACTGCTACAGGTATTGGCCTTGGAATTGGTGAAAATGTTCTTGAGCAGAAAGAAAAGACAGGAAAGTTTGACTCTGATGTAGCTATTGGAGTCGGTGTAGTCAGCGGCCTTCTTGACCGCCTGGGTGTGCGTAAGGTTTTTAACCTGAAAGACCTAGAAAAAATGACTTCCCAGCAAATTGCAGACACCCTTCGTAAAAAAGGTATGGGCGAAAAGGCTGCACAGTTTTTAAAAGGTATGGGCGTCGAGGCGGCCACAGAGACAGGCCAGGAAGGCCTCAATATGGCGGCAACGGCAACTCAAGGCGGTGAGTACACAGGCGAGGAAGTACAGCAGCGGCTAACTGATGCAGGTATTACAGGCGGCCTAATGGCTGGCACTATAAAAACAGGTACAGGCACTTTAGGTGCAGCAACTAACCTGGTCCGAGGAAGCAACACAAGCTCAGCTCCTGCAGACCAGGAGGCCACAGCTTCTTTTGCTCAGCGACTAGCAGAGATAGCCGAGGCTAACGGCTATGACCTTCAGGACATCGACAAAATGTCTTCTCAGGGTGCTCGAGAAACTGTAGACAAAGCTCACATTCAGTACACAGAAGACCTCAAGCAGCTATTTGCAGATTTGAAGTCTCGGGTAGCAGTCACGGACCAGGACAGTCTTGAAGAAGTGGCACAGAAAGTTCTTGCAGCAGCGGCTTACCGCGAAGGCCGTAACAAAACTAAAAGTACTGTCGGTGTTCAAGAAATGTCAGCACTTGAATCTCTCTCAGGAGATACCAGAGAGGGTCAGCAGGCTCTATCTGTATTACGCCAGCTTAACCAATTGACAAAGCTTCACAATGGTGGATATCAGGGTGGTGTCTCTGCAATTACAGACCAATTTGCCATAGCAGGGGGCGGTATAGGTTATGACAAAGGCGCTGTGGCGACAGAGCGTTTACTGCGTCCGTTGCTATCAGGAAGTGCTGCATTGAGCACTGGTGGTACCTCCCTCTTAGGTCAGGCGGCTGTGCAAGGAACTGGCCGAATGATTGATAAAATTACTGGTCGTCGTTCTGTCGTCGATAGATTTGTAAAACAGAACCGAGGCCAGCCTGGTATCCCTGGCAGCACAAGTCCAAGTTTGCGTGAAGAAAGTTTTGCGGAACAGCAAGCGGCATCTCAAGAAGCAGAAGCTCTCCAGGCACAGCAGGAAGCCCAGGCGCAAGAAGAAGCAAACCTCAACGAATACGTCTATAACCAGGGCGGTCTTCCTAACGACCTAAGTCCTGCAGGCACGATGTCATCGGTCTTGGGGATAGACCCTGAGCAAATGATGACGATGCTCGATGAAATTATTGCTACCGAGCCTAACCCTCAAATTGTTGACGCAGCTATTGCAGCTCAAGGTTCAATAGTTCAGGGAGGGCCTGTTCCAAATCTGAACCAGCTAATTTCCATGATGAAGCTGCGGGTCAACCCTGACCCCCAGTTCTGGATAGAGCGCGACCGCTCAGCTGGACAGGCAGCTGCTAAGACTAAATTGAGCCGTCAGGAACAAAACTATCAGCGCGGCATTGAGAACAACCAGGCGTTTAACCAGGAGCTGCAGAATGCAGTTGATGACGACGGTAGCATCCCTCCGCTCAACAAGGCGTACCTAAAGGTTGCCCTGGCAGACCTAGCAAGAGATTTGGGCGCTCAGCCTCTCGACATGGTTAACTCGATTATTGAGAGAGCTGCCGAAAAAGGTGTAACCCAGGAACAGATGCAGTCGTACCTGGCACCGTACCTGGAGCGCGTACAGCAGCAGCAGGACGCTAAGAATAGCCGTGACCAGGCAGCAGCTGAGGTCGAAGCAGACCCAATCAATGAATCGCGTGTGGTACCTGTGCCATTTAACAATGCAGGTATGCAGGGCGCGTTTGGCGTAGACCAGCCCACACCTGGCGGTAACTTTATCGACCTGGACACTAAAGCAGACCTTACAGGTAACACCTACGCAGGTGGTTCTGTCAAAATTATTGATGGAAAGCCACTGCTTGAGACCAGTGAGACTTCTGCAGCTCCAGCTACAAAAGAAAGCGGTAACAAAGTTAAGGTTAGCCTGTTTAAGAAGAAAAGAGGATGGTCCTGGGTAGACTACGATGGACCAGATACGATTGTATCGACAGAACAAGGCGGCAAGCACCACTACAGCCTAAGCAGCGATTTCCAGACACCTGTGACTTTGCAGACATATCCGAAGCAGCCGTCTGAGCCACGCCTGCGCCCAACCAGCCAGGGCAAAGTAGTCTTAGGTAACAAGATTGGTAGTATCTCCGTGCGAGGTAGACTTCATCCTGTGTATGACCAGGTGACTATCGAGGATAAGCGTGGCGTAGACCCTATCAACGAATCTCGCGGAATGCCACTTATCGAGCAGGCAGCTACAGCCGAACGTAAGCAACGTGCTGAAGAGCAAGGCTTCGATACTTCAAAAGTTTATTACCACGGCACGTATGCAAGCTACGTAGAAAATACAGCCTACGAAAGTTTCGACAACCCTAATTCTATGCCTGGAATAAATAGAGTAGGGACCTGGTTGGACGATAGCTCACAAAATTACGCTTTCCTCGATGGGCGGGCAAATGATGTGGTCTATCCTGTGTATATAAAAAATACAAAGGGATTTGATGTTGAAACTAGTTCTGTTGGCGAGGTAGACCCGTTCCACCAACTTGCCCAGTTCATAGCTGCCGATAAGGATATCGAGCTGCGCTATGATGGGGCTATACCTCCAAATGCGGAGAACAACCAAAAGATAGATGAATGGAGCCAGTCACTGCGCGATATGGGTTACACGCATATCAACTTATTAGGCACATCTATTGACAGTGGGCTTACTGATGGTAAACCCCGAAACTTTACAATCGTACTAGACCCCAAAAACATACGCTCAGTCAACGCCCAGTTCGACCCAGCTGAAGCAGGTTCTGACCGGTTAGTAGCAAACAAGAAACCAGTGCTGCAGCTAGACACAAGTCCTTCCATTATCCCTGTATTAAACGGCACAGAAACACCCCCAAAGCTATCAGGCAAAACAGAAGTAGCTAAATACCTTGAGTCTAGAGCACAAGACCGTATAGGCGGTGTGCGTGAAATTAGTATCCCAGAAGACCGTAGCGCGATTGCCGACGACATGGTTGCCGAAGCTATCTATGAGATGGAGCAGCAGGACGAAGGCAGTGCTATGGATTGGTACGATTCAACCATCGAAAAAATGCTAGGCATGATGGCGCTGAAGTACCCTGAAATTGAAACTGACGTAAATGCTAAAACACCAATGCTTATTGCGCTGTCAATAATGTCTCAGAACATGGATGTGCCGACAAACCTAAAGATTGCCGAAAAAGCATATGAGTACTTCCGTGACAATGGCAAGTTCCAAATATTCGGTCAGGGCAAAAGTTCTAAAGTTATGAAGTTAAACTTTAAAAAAGCCAATATTCTCCTAGAGAAACTTGGCTCTATGGATGCACTTGAAAAATTATTACAAACCAAGTTTAGCGTTAAAGACCTCAACCCTGTGCTGCAGGCATATCTGGGTGAGATAGGTTCCGTAGGCGGTGAAAACGTAGATACTCAAGTTTACGGCTCTGCTGTATTTGGGCCGAAAGTTGGTAATGGATTCTACACTAATCTACGCGGGGACTTTACCCCAGTCACTATGGACATGTGGTTCATGAGGACGGTTGGGCGCCTACGCGGTAAGGTGATGGCTTTTGATGAAACGAAGTTACAAGGTCAGCTCGATAAACTAAAGAGTGCTTTAGGACGTAAGCGGATTTCACGGGAAAAGCTGATTGAAGAAGCATTCAAACTTATTGCAAAACACGAAAAAGACTACAAAGTTAATCGTAAACTTTACGACCTCCCCAAAGGCAATGCTAAAAGAAAACAAAAGTCAAAAGCCACACTAGCAGCTTACACAATAAAAGGTTCACTCCGCGATACCGTCGATGCACCAGCTAACGGGACTGAAAGAAATGACCTACGCAAGTTGGTCCAGGAAGCAGTGGAAAAATTCAATACACGGACAGGGCTGGATATTGAGCCTGCTGCATTTCAAGCGTTGATATGGTACCCTGAACAGGACCTGTATAAGTCATTGGGCGTCCCGCTTAAAAATGTCCGTAAAGACTTTGCATCAAGTTTAAAAGAATTATTAATTAAGGAAGGTTTCAATGAAGCAGACCTCAACTCCACAATTGACCGAGTACAGCAGAGCCGAGAACAAAGAGCAGGAAGTGTTCGACAAAGCCCAGCTGAAAATGACGCCAGAAGCCCAGGACGAAGCCCTGCAGAAACTGGTGGACCTGTTCAAGGCCAAACAGACCCAGTAAACCCCGCAATAAAACCAGGCACTGGCATCCTGTCCGGTGCTGTCTCTGATTACTTCAAGCAGCCCACCCCCGCTCAAATTAAAGAGCAGGTAGAACCCGCAGAAAAGGTTACCAAGTTTGTCCTGGGTAAGGCTGGTTCTGAGTTTGAAAACGGCATCTCAACTTATGACGATTTAGTCGACCTGGCAAACATGCTGGATGTTTCTGTGGAAATTGTGTCGGCATCAAAGATGCAAGACAAAGGCTCTATGGGACAAATGCAGGCGATGCTTGAAGGCACTGCAGGGGAAATTAAAATACAGCCAGTCAAAAAGCTTGGACCTTTAGAGTTTATGAAAACTTTATCGCATGAGGTGTCTCACGCATTAGAAGGCTTAAGTTTAGATGGGCTGCGTAGCGAAAGTACCTATAAATATAATGCCCACCCACAGGCGCGTGGTTCTCAAAATGTAATGCGCCAAAGCTCTTTAAGGTCTCGTCTAAATGAGGTAATTGAACTTGCGTTTGCAGAGCCAGGAATGTTTTTCCAGAAAAAGCATGACTCAACACCATCAGTTGAAGTCAGTAAAAAGATAGTCGCTGAGATTGATGAGCTTCAAAAGGGAACGATGGTTGGATTTGCTGATAAGCCTGAGTTAGGCCAGCAGCCTATGAGAGAGACTTTCCCTCAATTTACGCGAGCCACGTTGGAATTTAATGTACCACTGCCTAAGAACGCCTCAGCAACGCAGATAGCAGCCAGAGAAGCTGAAATAGCTAAGATGGGCTCTAACGTAGGCGCCGCTCAGCAGATGGCTAAAAAGTTTGGCGACTACCATGCCTACATCAAAGAAACCGCAGAGTTCGGTGTAGACCCTTTGCATTTTTACTTGATGGACCCTAAAGGCATGAAGAAGATGATGCCTGAAACCTTTAAGTTCATGCGCGATATATTCAACAAAAGCTCAATGCCAATTGAGATGCATGCCAATCCTATGATGACAGTAATCGCACTGTTACTCGCAGGCTTCGGCAAAGCATTGTCTGGAGAAGAAGAGGAAGAGAGCCCCCAGGGCGCCCTAGCACCTCAGCCAGGAATGCTTACAACCTAAGGAAAAACCCAATGAAAGTGAGAGCAAGTGATTTGGTGGATGCAATTCGCCAGGTGGAGTTTATTAAGTCGTCAACCGTTTTAAGTCCGGAGCAAAAACAAGTGTTCTATCGAGAGTTGGAAAACAACTTGCCGTTAGTCATTTTCTGTAGCTCATTTCCAAAAATGCGCCAGGTTGCCCAAGACATTTTGAAAGTGGAGATAAAAGATGACAGACCTAAGCCCGCCGAAGCCAAGAGCCCCGCGCAAAAAAGCACCCCCAAAAGCAAAGACCCATCCAAAAAAAGCAACGCCAAAAGAGAATAACTACTTTACCAATCTGATGAAAACGCCTGAAGGACGGGCGCTACGGAAAGAATGGTCTACGAAGAAGCGTAAGAACGGAGGCCGTCCACAGGGCGTTCCGGATGGGCACACGGTGGAATCAATTAAGCCAGTACGTGAGAAGGCTAAAAGAGACGCAGAGAAGGTAGTCAAGATTATGAGCGAAAAGTACAACATTGAAGATGAGTATCAGAAAGAAGCCCTTAAGACGGCTGTTGAGGTAATGCGAATCGACGGACAAACTCGAGAGAGACTTGCCGCTGCCAGACTGGTACTGGACTTTACCAAAAGTAAGCCAGCGTCAAAATCAGATGTGTCTATCAGTCACGCTGAAGATTTCCTGGCCTCCCTGCTAACAGACGAAGGAGAGAGCGTCGATGAACAAACAGCTGAAGCAGGTCCGGAAGAAACTACTTAACAGCTACAACTTCTACTCCAAATCGGCCCTCAAAATAAGAACCAAAGAGGGCAAAATTAATTCCCTGGTACTAAATTCTGCACAGCAAATTCTCGACGAGGCCGTCAATAATCAGATGGCCACTGAAGGGAAAGTACGTGTGATTATCTTGAAAGCGCGTCAGCAGGGTCTAAGCACTTACACTGGTGGCTATCTTTATTTCTCAGTGAGCCAGCGCCCAGCCTGTAAGGCTATGGTGATTACACACCATGCTGACTCGACCAGGGCGCTCTTCGATATGACGAAGAGATTCCACGAGCATTGCCCTGACATCCTGAAGCCGCATACAAAGTATAGCTCAAGACGGGAGATATCATTTGATGTTTTGGACAGTTCCTTTGTGGTTGCAACAGCTGGTGGAGAAAGTATCGGACGGGGTGAAACACTTACCCACGTACATGCCTCCGAGCTGGCCTTCTGGCAGAAGTCTACAGCCCTGGATAACTGGAATGGTCTCACCCAGGCAGTCCCAAATACACCAGGCACGGCTATTTTTGTCGAAAGTACGGCGAACGGTGTCAATGGTATTTTCTATGACCTGTGGCGCGGTGCTGTCAATGGTACTAATGGCTACGTTCCTGTATTTATTCCTTGGTTTACTGGTGTTGAGTACCGTGAAGCTGTTCCAGAGTCTTTTGAAAGAACACCAGACGAAGAGGACCTGGCAGAGAAATATGAACTTGACGATGAACAACTTATGTTCCGTCGTAAGAAGATTGCCCAGAATGGTCTTGACCTATTTCGCCAGGAATACCCAAGTGAGCCCGACGAAGCCTTCCTGACAACAGGTCGCCCAGTCTTCAACCCCGAGCAACTATCAGACACCTTGAAAATCACTCGGGACCTCGAAAGCCGCCTGGCACTCGAAGGCGAGGAGTTTACAAATAATGCTCGTGGCGAATTGTTTACTTGGCGACCTCATGTGCCTGGTGAACAGTATGTTATCGGGGCCGATGTTGCTATGGGTGTTCGTGGTGGTGACTACAGTGTTGCCCAGGTACTCGATGGTAAGAAGCGGCAAGTGGCAACCTGGAGAGGCCATGCCCATCCAGATTACTTTGCCCAGGTGCTTTATGCACTAGGTACTTATTACAACGACGCATTTATCTGTGTTGAAAACAACTCTCATGGCATTTTGACATGTACTCGCCTGGGTAAGGACATGGCATATCCAAACTTCTACACCGAGGTACAGCATGACAAGGTCACTGACCGAGAAACTGTCAAGCTTGGATTCTCCACAACTTCAAAGACAAAGCCTTTAATTATTGACCAGCTTCGAGCGGCGATGCGTGAAACCGAAATAGAGCTTAACGACAAAGTGACTATCCGCGAAATGATGACTTATATCGTCACAGAATCCGGAGCAATGCAAGCAGAGTCAGGCTGTTTTGACGACTGCGTAATGTCCCTAGCTTTGGCGAATTATGTTCACGAAGCGGCTTGGGAACCAATTGAAAGCTCCGATGACTATTACATAGAGATGTTATGACATGGCAAAAAAGGAATATAAAAAACTAAGTGACAACAATATCGTCACGCTAGTTGACCAGCAAGTTGGCAGCTCAATTGGATATGCAGATTCAGAGCTAAGCACAGAACGCGCTAAGATTATTGACTATTACAACGGCGTACTTCCAAAGCCTGCTCACGATGGCAACTCTAAGTATGTATCTCTTGATGTTTACGATGCAGTCGAGAGCCTTAAAGCAGCTCTACTTGAAACTTTTTCCAGCGGCTCACGCACTGTTAAGTTCGCCCCGCAAAACGAAGACGATGTTGAGCTGGCAAAGATGTGTACAGAGTACACAGATTATGTGGTACACCGCCAAAATGATATGTTCAGTGTCATGAGCACTTGTATCCATGATTCTTTGATAGCCCGAGCTGGTGTGGTTAAAGTGTTTTGGGAGACTAGCTCAGAGACTGATTATGAAGAATTTGAAGACATCACTGAGTCTGAGCTTGACATGCTTCTGGCCCAGGACAACGTCGAGCTTGTCGACAGTGAAGTCGATGATATTGGGCTTACCTCAGGAACGATTGGCATCGAGCGCGACACCTCTCAAGTTATTATCGAGAATGTGGCGCCCGAAGAGTTCTTAATTGAGAGTCAGGCCAAAAGCCTAGAGACGGTTACTTTCTGTGCCCACCGCACAAAGAAGACATTGTCCGAGTTACGCCTGGAAGGATACTCAGAGAAACTAATCGATAAGATTGGTGACCACACCGATGTTGACTTTGAGACTGACCCAGAGGTCCTGGCACGTTTCGATAACATAGGTAACTTTAGGAATGGCAGCAGCGACCATCAGGACCAGGTACGTTCGGTCATGGTGTATGAGGCCTACATACTCTTAGACGTTGAAGGCACAGGTATTGCTGAGCTTCACAAAGTCATCAAAGCAGGTAATGTATTGCTTGAAAAAGAGAAGGTGAGCCGTAAGCCTTTTGTGACTTTTGTCCCACTGCCTACGCCACACTCTTTCTATGGTAATAACTTCGCAGACAAAGTGGTCGCAACCCAGAATGCGCGTACTGTGTTAACCAGGTCAATCCTGGACCACGCGATGATTACTAATAACCCACGGTACACAGTGGTCAAAGGCTCACTCAGCAACCCCCGCGAACTTATCGACAATCGTCTAGGCGGGATAGTAAACACAACACGTCCAGATGCAATTGCACCAATGCTCCAGGCGCCGTTGAATCCATTTATTTTCCAGACCATTAAGCTGCTTGAAGAGGATATGGAAGACACCACTGGTGTTTCTAAGATGTCACAAGGCCTTAACAAGGACGCAATAAGCAAGCAGAACTCTGCGGCTATGGTCGAGCAGCTGGCGACCATGTCACAGCAGCGTCAGAAGATTATCGCCAGGAACTTTGCAGCCCAGTTTATGAAGCCTCTATTCCACATGGTTTATGACCTGGTGTGCGAAGAAGAAACACAAGAGAGGATGGTTGAGCTAAGCGGTAGTTACGTGGAGTGCGACCCACGCAAATGGAAAGAAAAGCGTGACGTTTCCATTGAGTTACACCTGGGCTACGGCGAGCAGGAAAAAGAAGCTACTAAGTATCTTAACGTCCACACCATGTTGACCAATGACCCTAATTTATCCGTGATGTATCAACAGCCAAATCAATATGAGCTGGCTAAGAAAATCATGGAGCTATCTGGGGTCAAGGAAGTCAGCGCGTACCTAACAAATCCTGAGAACATCGAGCCACCACAGCCTGATAAGAATGCAGAAATGCAAATGCAAATGGCTCAGAAACAACTCGAGCTTCAGGAACGACAGACAGCCCTCGCAGAAATGAAGGCCGAGATGGACATGAAGATTAGCCAAATGAAGATTGAGCTTGAGAAATCCAAGGTCGAAAATCAACACGCTATTCAGAGTGACAATATCGACCTTAAAGAGGAGCAGTTACGTCACAAGAAACTTATCGACCATGCCGAACTTGTGCTTGCACAGCAGGCAGATGAGATTACCGCCATTGCTTCACCGAATGGTTAAATTTGTCTTTTAAGGAGAGACAGTTATGAACGAACAAGAAAGTATGTTGTACCTGGGCAATGCCTCTGAGGAAACCCTCAAAGGTGATGCCTTCAATACTGTGGTTAACGATTTAATCGAAAGTACATTCAGTGCATTCGTTAACAGTGACCCAGGTGAAAATGAAAAAAGAACAGTCGCGTATTACCAGTACAGGGCTCTTCGTGAGGTCGTCGACACTTTGAAACAAAATGTGTCTGTACGCGATGAAATTAATCAACGTAACAAAGCAGAAGAGGAATAGACTATGTCATTAGATAACGTCAATGAAAGTTCCAACACTGGTGCAGCCGAAACTATTGATGACGCTGCGGAAGCAATTCTTGGAATGTGGGAGGACGCTGAAGAGCTATCCGAAGAAAACCAAGAGGCTGAGGTAGAAGCTGCCGACGAGACTGAAGCAGCGGATACTGAAGAAGACGAGAATGAAGAAGACCTAGAATCCGATGAGGACGATGAGGACCCTGATGATGAAGACACCGAAGAAGATGACGAAGAAGCCAGCGAAGAAGACGAAGACGACTCCGAAGAAGTCCAAGTCATCGATGAAGAAAGCCTGGTAGAAATAGTTATCGACGGTGAAACTAAACAGGCATCCGTCAAAGACCTTAAGCGACTCTATGGGCAGGAAGCATCTCTCACCCGAAAGTCTCAAGAAATGGCATCCCAGCGTAAGTTGGCAGATGACCAGATGCAAAAAGCCGATGCATCATTGCAAGCCATGCTTAGCCGTGCCCAGGAACGATATAAGCCGTATTCAGAAGTTGACATGTTAGTTGCTAGTAAGCAAATGACAGCCGATGATTTTACAGCTTTACGTGCCGAAGCTCGACAGGCAGAAGAAGACCTAAAGTTTCTTTCTGAAGAAGCTGACAATTTCTATGGATACGTTAAGCAGCAGCAGGGCGATTCTCTAAAGCAGCAAGCGACGGAATGCATAAAGGTTTTACAGCAGGATGTTCCTGACTGGAACAACGACCTTTATAACGATATTCGTAGTTACGCTATTTCCCAGGGATTACCAGAAGACCAGGTTAATCAATATGCAGACCCCAATGTTATTAAGTTACTTAACAAGGCCCGCATGTTCGACCAGACCAAGAAGGTAGCCACTGTGAAAAAAGCGAAGGCGGCGAAGAAGATTCTTAGGTCTAAAAAAGCACCCCCAAATAATTCTGAACTCAAGAAACAGAATCAGCAGCGTAAGGTGGACCAGCTTAGGGCTAATGCTAATGACCTCGACAACATTGCAGATGTGATTATGTCTAACTGGCAGTGACGCCTAGTTTTTATCCCTCTCAATATTCCATAAGGAAATTTTAAAATGGCTACACTTGTATCCTACGCAACAACGGGTTTGGCTGAGGACGTATCTCAGACAATCGCAAATATATCTCCAACTTCTTGTCCCTTTCAGACTCTTGTAAAGAGCGAGAAAGTATCTGCTCGTACCTTTGAATGGCTTGAAGACTCGATTCGTTCAGCGGGCGTTAATGCCCTGGTAGAAGGAGCTGACGCTGCAACTACCGCCATCGCACAGCCAACTACCCGTAGCAACACCACTCAGATAATCGGTGAAGCTTTCAAGGTAGCTGCAACAGTTGACGCTGTGAAGACTCACGGTCGTGCGAAGGAGACAGCCTACGCACTTGCAAAAACTTTGAAGGCCATCAAGCTCGATGTTGAAAGAGCGATGATTGGTGTTGACCAGGCGGCAGTAGTTGGTTCTGCTTCAGGAGCTCGTAAGATGGCTTCTGTATCACAGCAGATTTCAACAACTGTTGACGCAGGTTCCAACGCGACAGACGCACTGACTGAAGCTAAGCTGCTTGAGTTGCACCAGGATTGTTATGAGAACGGCAGCGACCCTACTGTTCTAATGATTAAGCCTGCTGATGCAACTATCGTAGCTAACTTTGCTACAGCGTCTAGCCGTGAGCGTGACTTTGGTTCTAGTAAGACCCTGGTCAACGCGATTGAAGTATTGGTAACTCCATTCGGAGAAATCCGCACTTTGATAAACCGTAACCAGCTGGCCACCCACGCTTTCCTCATCGACCCCTCGATGTTCAAGCAGTGTGTCCTGCGTCCGTTTACTCGCACACTTCTTAGTCGCACAGGCGATGCTGATACGCATTTCTGTGTCGGAGAAGTCAGTGTAAAACATACTAACTTTGGCGACAGCGGAATGATTACTGGTCTTTCTTGATTCAGTAGTTAGTAAGTAGTTTTGCAGGTGGGACCTGGTAAAGCAGGTTCCGCTCTCCTTACTGCCCGACCTGGGTCCCACCTGCATTTTTATCTTAAGGAGAAAACTAATGTCTGACACAGATACTTTGCACAGCGTCCAATCGAGAGTTCTCGACGATAACGATGAGCAAAACTTTAATATCCAACAAACGCAGCATATTCCACAAAGCTTCCTGGACAACATTCGCTCACAGCGCGAAGACTCACTTGGTACAAATGCCGGAGATTACATGAGTGTTGCACGAGTACCTGTACTAGTTCATGAGAAGTGGCTACGTGAAGGATTCGATATGATGAAAGAGCCTGCCTATGCCATTGTCGCTAGGTTGAAACAAGAGAGTCTGGATGCGTTTTTAACTACGCAGAAGAAGGTGTAGCGAATGGCTAAGTCAGGACTGTACAACAATATCAAAAAGAAAAGGGCACGTATTAAGGCAGGCAGTGGTGAGAAGATGCGTACACCAGGTACCAAAGGTTCCCCATCTGCAAATGCTTTCAAAAAAGCAGCTAAAACTGCAAAGAGGAAATAAAAATATGAACAAGGGTGAAATCAGAACACACTTTAAGGCCGTGTTAAATCGCAGCGACATCACTGATGCCCTTGCAGATACTTTTATCAACCAGGGTATTTCTCGAGTGCAGCGAACACTACGCTTGCCGTCTATGGAGAAGTCCCACACCTATACTTTTACTGCTGCCACCGCGCATGTCTTTCTACCCAATGACTATTTGGAAGGAATAGATTTTCACAGTGACAGCCACGCCCTGGTCAAACTACCTGCGAGCGAAATGCTCGACATGCAGAAACAAGGTGTTACAGGCATGCCCCATTTCTTTACTCGTGAAGGCGGCAAAATAAACTTATACCCAGTACCTGCAGCTGGGACACTGACAGTAAATTACTACGCCCAGTTCCCTGTACTCGTGTCTGACAGCGACACTAATAACCTGGTCGCCGTTGGTTCTGACGTTGTCATTTATTCAGCACTTACATATGCAGCCGACTATTTTCTGGATGAACGAGCTCAGTTGTTCGACGGTAAGTACGCACAGTTTATGTCTGAGATACAAGGCCAGGCAGATGATGCTGAGCTATCAGGCACTCTCCAGGCAATCCGTCCAACGACAATCTATTAGGTGGAGAAATAATGGCTAACTCAAGCTTCTTTAGTTCCACGGGCCCCAGTAGCACAGAAACAGATGCTATTGAAGGTTCCGTAACAAACGCAGCAGCCTCAGCTGCAGCAGCAGCAGCATCCCAGGCTGTTGCAAGTTCAGCAGCCACCACAGCTACTGGTGCAGTTTCTGCTAATTTGGCAAGCGCCGTTGAGGCTGAAGCTTCGAGAGTTGCTGCTGTTGCCGCAAAGGCTGCTGCCGAAACTGCTGAGACAAACGCAGAGACGGCACAAGCAGCCGCGCTGACTTCAAAAAACGCAGCAGCTACCTCTGCCTCTGCCTCCGAAACTTCAAAAACAGGGAGTTCAGCCAGTGCCGCAACAGCGACAACTAAAGCAGCAGAGGCTTCAACATCATCGACAAACTCAGCTACGAGCGCAGCGACTGCGACTTCAAAAGCTGCCGACAGTGAAACTGCAAGAGCAGCAAGTGTCGTTGCAAAAGATGCCGCAGTAACCGCGAAGGATGCTTCGGTGGTTGCGAAAGATGCTTCGGTTGCTGCGAAAGATGCTTCGGTGGCTGCGAAAGTTTCTGCGGAAACTGCTGAGACAAATGCCGCCAACAGTGCAACCACTGGGGCGAGTCAAGTAACTCTGGCTACCGCTCAAGTTACCCTGGCCACTGCTCAAAAAGTCATTGCGACAACGAAGGCTGCAGAAGCCTCGGCAAGTGCGTCAAGTGCCTCGACTGCACAGTCTGCTGCGGTGGCCGCGAAAGATGCTGCACTAGCAGCCTTTGATTCTTTTGATGACAGGTACCTTGGACAAAAGTCCAGTGACCCCTCCCTCGATAACGATGGTGATGCTCTGGCTGCTGGAATGCTCTACTTCAACACGACTTCCGATGTGATGAAGGTCTATGAAGGCAGTTCTTTTGTAGCAGCCTATGCTTCTCTTTCTGGAACGCTGGTGGCCAGTAACAACCTTAGTGATGTTGCGAATGCTGGAAGTGCCAGGAGTAATCTAGGACTTGGCTCCGCAGCCACCGCAGCATCGTCAGCCTTTGCAACGGCTTCTCAAGCTGACCAGACGGTTGGGCTGACAGGTGCGGGTGCAACATCTATATCTGGTACTTACCCCAACTTTACAATCACTAGTACAGATAACAACACCACATACTCTGTCCAAGACGGTGAGCTGTCGCAGAATAACTTTACAAACGCTGACCACACCAAGCTCAACAATCTTGATTCTTCAGATTACGCCACGGCCGCCCAAGGCACTCTGGCTGCCAATGCTTTGCCGAAATCTGGCGGCACAATGACAGGTGCGCTAGTTTTGAATAACACTGGTTCTGTGAAAGTTGCCGCAGGCACCACAGG